ACTCCGTAACCCAATGCACCACCAGCCGCACCTTTCACGGCCTCTATAGCGCGTTGTTGTAGCCCTTCTGCGCCTTGTTCTTCGGTAGGCTGTAACCCTAAATATCCAGCACCTACGGCAGCAGCCTTGCCGACCGTGTTTGGATTTACCACAGCCCGACCAGCAGCGGCAAGCGCAGGTAATTTAGTAGCTTTGGCAGCTAAACCACCAGGCAGCACCATTGTTGCGATGTTCCCGGCAATTGCTCCGGTTGTGGCTTCGCCTTCGATAGTGTTCCAGTCCTTAACTGATTGCTGATCTTCAGGAGACAATGTGCCGCCGCTTAAAAGCTGTTTGCCGCCGTAGTACGCTTTAGCAGCAGCAGAACCAAAACCAGCTAAATTCCTATCCAGCCAGCTTGCCTCGTTTAACGTCTGTTTCAGCGCGTCAGGTTGTGCGACGGGCTGTGATGGTTGTGTCTGTCCTCGCTCAATCCGATACTCTCCCGCTGCATTCTTTTGCGCTTTAGCAACAGGCACCCACTCCCCGCCAATCATGGCGCGATATTCGCCTGCGGCGTTCTTTTGTACCTTCTCAGCGGGTTCCCAAGCCATTACAGGTCGCTCCATCCGTCATCGGTCGCACCGACTCTGCGCTTCAACGATCCAACTTCTGCTTTCTTCGTCTCAATAAACGATTTCAGCACCATATCCTTTTCAGCCGGAGATGCATTAGGATCACCCAAAGTGGCCCGCAAAGCCGCCCCCTCCTTCTCGGTGAAAGCTGCGCCAAATGTCTGACGCAACAATGGCAAAACTTCGTTATCAACCTTGGAGATGTATTCTTTGCGCGCAATTGCACCTTCCCCAACATCAAGGCCCATTTCACGGCGTGCCGTGTCGGCAATCTGCCCAGCTTTGGTGTAGGTTGCTTTCTTCCCGATTTCGCTCAAACTTGCAACGAGTTTTTCAAGTTGAGGCATCTGCGATTCAATTTCAGACAGTTTCGCAACAGCCTCACCTCCGGCCTTTCCTGTTTCATTACCCGCCGCTTTTGATTCGTTAATGCGGCCTTGTAAATCTGGCGACCATTGCGCGCCCTGTATTTGTTTTCCGTTAGTAGCCACTGGGCGAACTTCGTTAGTGTACGGGTTTACGTTGAATGCGTTGCCTTTGTTATCAAATATGATTTGCCCTCTTTGGGCGTCACCTTGACCGTTCGCTTTCATCATCGCCAATTCACGCTGAAAGTCCTGCTGGCTTTTTAGTGTGTTTGCACGCTCATCCCTTGCAATTTGCAATTGCTCGGCTTGGATTCTCGGTGCAAACGCTTCAGGATTGACACTCGCTCCTTGTAGTAAAGCGGCCATCCTCTGTTGTTCAGTCGGCTGTGTGTAGCTTGTTTGTGTTGCACCTTGGGCGAATGCATCCGCCATTCCTTGCTGGTTGTCCAAGTTGTTCATCACTTCCGGCGACAACGAGACATTAGCCGTAGGTTCAAGCTGTTTCAACAGGCGCGCGGTTTCTTCCTGTTTCTTTTTGCTCAGTCCTTCGTACTCATTGCGAGCGGTTTTTTCTTTCTGACCGGCGTAGTAAGACTTCAAAGCCTCGGCCATGTATTGGGTAATGGAAGGGGCTACGTAATGCCCGGACACCATCTGCCCTTCAGGTGCGGATATGGACTCACGCAGCTTGCGCGATGTCTCGGCCTGCTGTCTTGCTCCTAATATCTGTTCGTCGTATATCCCGGCCATAACTTACCCCACGTTGTAATTTTGCAGCATCGCGGCAAGCATCATTGCCTTCTCTTTTTCTTTTTGCTGATCCATAAATGCTTGGGTTTGTTCACGCTGAATGTCTGATTGGGTTGTCCCGCCGCTTGATCCGCCTGACCCGCCCATTCCACCCCCCATGCCTCCGCCCATCTGCCCACCCATTTTTGCCCACTTCATCCACGACGGGTTAGAACCAGCCTCTGCGCCTTCTCCACCACCAAACATATCACCCATTTCGCCACCGGCCCAATTCGCCGCATACAGTTTCCCAACGGTATTTGCTAAATCGGCTTGGTCATTCATCGTGTTATCTCCGAACAATTCACCGCCGCCGACACTTTTGTTCAGAACGTTCGCAAATCGCTCTTTGCTGATAAGAGGATCAAATGCTTTTATCGCAGCTTTGCCGCCCTCACTAAACGATCCGCCACGAAAACCTTGTTGCATGTCATCGCGGAGTTTTCCGAAACTACTTCCGGTGAGGTCGCTAAATATGCTCATTTCTTACCCCCCCCAGTTGTAATTGCCAAGGAATGACGAACCCAAACCAAACAATCCCTGCATCATGGCGTTCTGTCCGCCCTGTGATGCGTTATTTGCCCCCATGTTGTAATTACCCAAAGCACTCGCCGCCCCTAGATAGTCCGGGCCCGTAGTGCCTTGCTGTTGTGGTGCGTTGACGTATTGCGGGCCGGTGACTTGTGCTCCGGTTCGGACTGCGTTTAGTGTGTTCAATGGCTCGTTGCGCAGGAAGGATTGCTCAGAAAGCGCATTCTGTCTTGCAGTTGTGCCAAGTCCGAAAAGGCGTGATTGTTCCTGCCCGCCAGCCTGTATCGCAGCTAATCGAGCATCGTTCTCGCCACGGTTCATATCGTCCTGTTTAGATTTCCACGCCTCGCCACCAGGGTTAAAGCCTCTGGCAAGCAAATCAGCTTCTCCCTGTGATCTTTGTTTATCCCACATCGGCTGCTGACGGTCTATGATGGATTGCGTCATAGCGTCTCTTCCGGCGTTATCTCCGGTAACAGGCATATTAGGAAGTTTTGAGGTGTCGAACGGATTATTCAGCATGTCCTGAACGTATCCGACGCCTTGATTCATGGTTTGACCTAAACCGAGACTGGCCTGATTCTGTATATCCAGCAGTTGCTGCTGTTCTGGAGCTAGTGTTTGTGTTGCTGAATAGGTAGGATTGCCGCTTGCGCTTGTGCCGCTTTGGTTATAAACCAAACTCCCGTAAGGAGTGTATTGGTTAACCATGCTGCCCTCTTGTGCGGCTATGGCGGCTTCTTGATTTCCCTGAGCCGTAGCTTGTGCGGCTCCAGTGTAATCAGGTGCTGCTGGTGCTTCGCTTTTTCCGCCCATGGCGTCTCTCCAAATATCTGCAATCTTCTCGGAACAATCGGTAGATTAATAAATCTCCAAATCGTCCTGCGCGCTTCATCCGAAATTCAAGCTCAAATCCGAGCTTTTCGGCTAATCGCTGAGACTGTAAATTGTTTGTCTCGACGCGTACTGTTACTCTTTCAACACCCATCTGAATAAACGGGTAGTAAAACATATACCACAAGAAATCCGGCGTTAGCCAGTGCTTCCCATCTCCTGCGATTCCTGCCAATACATTACTTCCATTGAAGTCACTATATATTACACCAGCGACAACATTTCCATCGCTTTCAAGCCCGATTGCTGTCGAATTGTCGGTTTTACTGCCATATCCAATTTTTTCATGGATAAAATCAACAATCCGTGCGTAATCCTCTTTTTTATCCAGAATGCGCTTCACATTCAGATAGTGCAACCAGTGTGTATTTCACGCTTTGCAACTAAATATATTTGGTGTGCCTCTTCTGGTGTTTTATATGTCCCAATCTCCGGATTGTAATTCAATACTTCTTTCAATCGTTCTTGAGTTAACATTAAACGATACCCTCCCCAACCTCATATAAAAAGTCTGTAGCCTGCCATCTGCATTCGACCCCTTGAGCTGTAATATGAACGTGCGTTGCACCGCAAAGGCCAATACCTGATACTCCAATCCAGTTACGCAAAGACTGCAATCCAGAACCCCATAACCCAATACCCCACAACGCAATACCCCATAGTCCTACTGTTATCGGACTAAACGTAGCCGATGAGACGTTATCGCCATCGGTGTAGTCAATATCTATCCCTGCAGATACTCTTGGAGTTCCATTGGATGAGATAATTGGGCGAACCATCTTGAAGCTTTTTTTAGTCTTTGCGCCGAAATAATCATAGGCAGTTTCGGCGATTCCAACAATATCAGCATCATTATCGGCAAATGTAGACCAGCATTTACTTACTGTCCCGTTTCCGCCCATATAAAGCTCATTGTTTAACACCTCGAAACAGTTGCCATGCCACCCTGTAAACCGGCACCACGCACCCGATATGACGTTCATCACGTATTGATGCTGATTCCCGCCTTCTTGCCGTGGCACGTTCAAAAGCAGCATATCAGCCGCGTGGAAATGGGTTAGTTGCCAGCCGAAATTGCTGCCATATTGCGTACTGGATGAATTCATCGCTTGGTCAATTTTATCCGTCAAAGCCACTCGCTTATCAATCGAAGAAGAGAGCAAAGCTTTAGAAAGAGGATAAACACCATTAACCAGAATCATCAGCAAATCGCCGCCAAACTTCACCATGCATCTGCGGCCAATCGGTGAACCCACATACCATACGCCTTTGAGAATCCATGTGGATGCACTTGACGGGTCGGTTCCTGAGTAAACAATGCACTCACCCTCACTGGTAATGAATGCGAGGTGATCGTCCATGCCATCCCCGGCATCCAGAGTCCAGGACTCCGCCGCCACCAGATACCCGCCGCGCTTTGCCAGTCCTTCCAGTGAAAATTCAGCAGCCATACCTCCAACTGAATCTGTTGGCAGATACCACGCTTTAAGCGTTCCGGACTGTACAAGCCACATCCTTCGCTGGTGAATAGCAGCAGAAACTATTTCTGTCGCAGTAATTCCGGTAATGGCAGGGGCTGAAACTCCGGTGATAGAAATCCACGCAGTCCCGTTCCAGTATTGCGGCGCATCAACACCATTAAAACAGCACAAGTAAGAGTCCCCGCTGCTGTTCGTGAAATTCACATATTGCCAGCGGCCATTGGTTAAACCAGACACCACAGCCGCTCCTACAGCTCCAGCCGTAGTTACATCGTAGAAATCCCCAGCAGCAGCACAGAACAGCGTCTGCGTGCCGTCCGGCTCGTTATATGCCATCAATGTCTCTACCTGCTCACCAATGCCTGTAACGTGGTCTGTGATGCCTTTCCTGAGCATTACATCAGTCGAGGACGGGTACATATCGTCCAGAACGATAGCATCTCCTACCTTCATCATTGCAACAGGATCGCGGGCATTCCATCCGCCTGTCGGGGCTGGCCTAGATACAACATTCGATATTCTTCCTCGGCCTGATTTAGACCGGAGAGCTGATCTCAATCCTGCTAATGGCTGTCTCATAGGTTCCAGTTACCCTCTGGTATGTTGCTTCCTGATGTTCTGCCGCCCATGTTGATATTTGGCTTTGCTCCGTCCCTAGCGATTGCATTTGCCACGAGAATCTCATACTTCCTGAAATCTTCGGCGTATTCCAAACCCTGAGAAGCTTCCCACCGCCAAACAATACCTGCGGTCATTATCTTTTCATCCAAACGGCCCACATCGCTATCATCTGCCCAAGCAGATTGACCTGTTCCACCGCTCGATTCGCACCAGTTCTTGGATTGCCATTCAAAGGCTAAAGTATCTCCTGCGGTCGGCACTGGTATCACGATCATCGAACCGCCTCGAATACGAAAATAGTGATTCGGGCCTGTGATACTCGAAGATTTCATTTGCTGCCATTGAACATCATCAGAAGGAAGCCATCGGCGGTTTTCTGTTCTATTCCAGAATGTGTCGTTTTTGATGTAGTCGAAATCTGTTCCACATATTGCGGACATTAACCCCTGCGACTCAGTGGCGAGAGTGGTATGCGTTTCTTCGTTTGTCAAAATCTGCCAGCAATGACGGCGTGAAAGTTCTTCACCTTCTTCATTTGCAAGTTCGATCATGCGGATTATGTTTTCATCAGTCAAACCAATTGCCGACGAAGGCGCGGTAAGCCCAACTCGTTTTGTTACCGTTTGAATAATCGTCAGCAAGCTCATTTATGCCACCGTCGCAAGTTTGGGTTTTCGTCCTGGCTTGCCCTTCACTGGTTTAGCGTCCAACTGGGCGCGAAGTTCTGCAATTGTTGTTTCGAGTTCTAATACTTTCGCTTTCAGGATTGCCACCTCTGCCGATCCCTTTTCAAGATAGGCTTTTGCCTTCATCCTGTTTTCATTCGCGCCCATGCCAATTTTATACATCACGCCATCAGGTAAATCTGCCATTTGCTCGATGGTGTATATATAGAGAGCTTTCAAAGAATCAGCCATGCCGTTAGCAAGTCCAGGCAAAAGCTCAATCGGAGTGCCTGCAATCTGGTGTTCCTTGCCTTCCTGATACGATCTCCATTCTTGCGGATATTCATGTTTGTCGTTATCCGTAGCCCTTCGTCTAACCTCTGTCTTTGGCTGGCCAGGGCAGATAATAAGGATGAAATCTTGTTCTTCACCGACTTCGATCCCTTGTTCGTTGCTCTTGAAATTATTCCGCTTCCATTGCCGATAAAACTTGACGTAATTCTTGCTCGTCTTGTTTTCGCTGAATGAGGAATCGCTGTCCGGGTCAAACGCCATTTACTGCTCCTTGATCTGTTGATAAATCCACGGTAAAAGCCCTTCGCCGTGTACTTTGATTTTACACCCAAGCCCAACCAATTGCCGATATTGTCGCTGGAATTCTGTTGCTTGTTTCGCCATCCACGGCGCGCAAATGAAATCTTTCCCTGCTGCGTGGATAGCCATCCTGCTTTCTCCATCATTCAAGGATTGCTTATAAGCGTGATTCTCTTTGCCTTGATAGCTTG